GTCGGGGGTCGGCGGTGCGTACAGAGTCTGGACTGCGAAAGAGTCTGGGACTCCCGAAAGAGTCTGGACCGCAACGGCTTTCAGATGACGAAAGTGGTTGCGGCCCAATAGTGTTAGGAGCGTGAGGCGATGGCTGGTCGTGGTCCTGCTCCGGGGTTGAATCCCAATCGGAAGGTACCTGAGGAGCGGCGGAATCGTAACAAGCCGGCGCAGGCCGAGGTTGTCGCTGCTGATGGTGGGGTTCATGGGCCGGCGTTGCCGGATACGCATGAGTGGCCGGCTGCGACTTTGGCGTGGTGGGAGACGTGGCGGTCGTCGGCGTTGGCGGCACGGTTTACTGATACGGATTGGTCGTTTTTGTTGGATACCGCGGTGTTGCATGCTGATTTTTGGTTGGGGGATCGGGGTGTGGCGTCGGAGTTGCGGTTGCGGGTGGCGAAGTTTGGTGCGACGCCTGAGGATCGTGCTCGGTTGAGGGTTGAGGTTGGCGATCCGGGTAAGCCTAGGCAGGTGCCTGCGCGGTTGCAGACGAAGGCTGATAAGACTCGGCGGGCGCGGCTGTTAAGGGCGGTCGGCGATGGCGGGGACTGCTAAGCCGTTTCGGTCGCTGGGGTTTTATGCGATCGCGTGGATTGAGACGTTTCTTGTTCATGGTCCTGGTGATGTGCAGGGTAAGCGCATCAAGTTGGATGACGAGTTCGCCGGCTTCGTCATCCGTGCTTATGAGTTGGATGGGCGTGGTCGTCGTAAGGTTCGTCGGGCGTTTCTGTCGCGGGCTAAGGGGCGGGCTAAGTCCGAGTTGGCGGCGATGATCGAGTGTTTTGAGGCGCTGGGGGAATGCCGGTTCGATCATTGGGCGCAGCCTGGCGAGGTGTCGGACTGGGGCTATGCGTTTGAGCCGGGTGAGCCGGTGGGTCGTCAGTTGGCGTATGTCGAGTGTTTGAATGTGGCGACGGAGGAGGGTCAGGCGGGCAACACCTATGACGCGGTGTTGTACATGCTGCACCCGGAGACGTGTTCGGTTGAGTTGTTGGATAGGTTTGGCGAACTTGATGTTGGTTTGACCAGGATCAACTTGCCGGATTTTCGGGGGATTATGGAGCCTGCGACGGCCAGCAATGAGAGTAAGGACGGCGCTAAGTCGACGTTTGTGGTCGCGGACGAGACGCACCTCTGGGTTCCGCCGGGTATGGGGGTGAACCGTTTGGCGAGGATGCATCAGACGATTGTGCGGAATTTGTTGAAGCGTAAGGAGGCGTCGGGGTGGATGTTGGAGACGTCGACGATGTACGCGGAGGGTGAGGATTCGGTCGCTGAGGGGACGCATGCTTTCGCAAAGGACGCCGCCGAGATGGGGTTGATGGGCGGCAAGGTCAAGCTGTTGTTTGATCATCGGCAGGCGTCGGAGAAGTGGGATTTGTTCAACCGGGGGGAGCGGATTAAGGCGTTGCGGGAGGCTTATGGCCCGGCGGCGGCGTGGATGGATTTGTCGGCGATTGCTGATTATTGGGATGATCCGCAGTCGTCGCATGCCGAGTTCCGCCGGTTTTGGTTGAACCAGCCGGTGCCGTTGTCTGACCCGAATTTGTTCGATGTGGTGCAGTGGGCTGGGCTGGAGGATCGTTCGGCTGCGGTTCCTGGTCGGGTGGTGTTGGTGGTGGATGTGTCGCCGGATCGTAAGTGGTCGTCGATTGGTGTTGCCGGTGAGGTGGGGGGTCGGGTGTTGGTGATGTGTCATTCGATGCCGGGGACGGTTGGTGTGGCTGAGAAGGTGTTTGAGCTGACTCGGTCGCAGAGTATTGATGAGGTGGGGGTTACGTCGGGGCAGGCGCGGGCTTTGGAGCCGGATTTAGCGCGCCTGGGTGTGGAGTATAAGCGGGTGTCGTCTTCGGAGATGGCGGCGGCTTTCGCGGCGTTCCGGGAGGCGGTGAAGGCGGGTTCGGTGGTGCATGTGGGTCAGCCGGAGTTGGATGTTGCGATTGCGAATGTTCGGACGCGCCGGTTGTCGTCGGGTGAGACGGAGATGGTGGATCGGCGTGAGGTGAAGGTTGATGTGTCGCCTGCGGTGGCGTGTTCGGGCGCGTTTTACAGGTTCGGCTTGTTGAAGACTCCGCTACCCGCGATCTATTAAAGGTGCACACTGCCACTGACGCCATACCGGAAGTCAACTGGGCAGATCTGGAGCCGCGTTGCGGAATGTCACTCTGTGGGCGCGTCGCATTCTGGTGGGTTCGTAAAACGTGTTGTGGTGGTATGTGTCTGAAGTGCACTGCCCACATGAGTCGGCTTTTGTCAAATGATGATGGTGGCGCCATGTGCTGTGTATGTAAATACTGGCACGCCCCGGCGTGCGCCATGATCGCCGAATACGACCTCATATGACTGGGGTCTTACTACTTCAGGAGGTGCATCGGCTTGAGTTTCTGGACTTGGCTTACGGGCGATACGACGCCACCTGTTCCCGCCGATAACCCTGGTGACCCCGAGGGGGTGACGCTGGAGGGTGATGAAACGTTTTCGCGGTCATTGCCGGGTTTGTTGCCGTCGCCGTGGAATGGGTGGCCTGCTGAGTGGACTACCGGTTGGGGTAGTCAGCTGGGGTTGAATCGGCTGGTTGATGTCGCGTGGTCGGCGATTGACCTGAATAGCAGCGTTTTGAGCAGTATGCCGGTGTATCGGTTGCGGAATGGGCAGGTCATGCCGCCTCTGTCGTGGATGATCAACCCTGATCCGATGATCTATACGTCGTGGGATGAGTTTATTAAGCAGGTGTTTTGGGATTATCACTGTGCGGGTGAGGTTTTCGTGTTGCCGATGGCGCACGGTGCTGATGAGTATCCGATGCGGTTCCGGGTGGTGCCGCCGTGGCTGGTGAATGTTGAGCTGCGTGGTGGTGCGCGGGAGTACAGCCTCGGCCATGCGGATGTGACCGACGATATTTTGCATATCCGTTATCAGTCGTCCACTGATGATGCGCACGGTCACGGCCCGCTGGAGGTGGGTGGTGCCCGTATGACGGCGGCCTCGTTGTTGCAGCGTTACGGCCAGCAACTGGCTGAGACTGGTGGGACGCCGCATTATTGGTTGGGTGTGGATCGGACTTTGACTAAGCCTGAGGCTGATGATTTGTTGAATCAGTGGGTGGAGTCGCGTGCGCGTCATGCGGGGCATCCGGCGTTGTTGTCTGGTGGTGCGACGTTGAACACGTCGCAGTCGATGAGCGCGAAAGATATGGCGCTGCTGGAGTTGTCGCAGTTTAATGAGGCGCGGATTGCGGTGTTGTTGGGTGTGCCACCGTTTTTGATGGGTTTGCCCAGCGGTGGTGATTCGATGACGTATTCAAATGTGTCGACGCTGTTCGATTTTCATGACCGTTCGTCGTTGCGGCCCAAGGCTAATGCGGTGATGAGCGCCTTGTCGGGGTGGGTGTTGCCGCGCGGCCAGTCTGTTGAGTTGAACCGTGATGAATACACCCGCCCGCCACTGAAGGAGCGGGCTGAGGCGTACAAGGTGCTGGCCGAGGTCGGCGCGATCAGTGTTGATGAGATACGCGCTATGGAGCGTCTGCGTGGCGAGTCGTCGGCTGCGTCGTTGACCGGTGCCGAACTGGTCGGGGCGCCCATGCTCGATGAGTCCGCCCGAACGGAGGAAGATTAGATGCCCTGGAAAATTGTTGCGGGCGGCGAGGATTGCCCATTTGAGGTTGTGAAAGAAGACGGCGGCGAGCGTGTGGCGTGCCATCCCACAAGGGATGAAGCCGAAGCACAAGTGCGCGCCTTGTACGCCAACGAGCCCCGCGCGGCGGATGAAATGCTTATCGAGGTGCGTTCAGTCAATGTCGATAGCGTGGATTCCAGGAAGCGGATCATCACCGTGGTCGCGGCCCCTTATGGGCGGCCAGCGCAGGTCGAATACCGCAGTGAGATTTGGAATGAATTGTTTGAGCGTGGGGCATTCGCCGCCGTCACCACCGCACCACACAGGGTAAGGGCTAACCGTGGGCACGATAAGAATCGCACTGTTGGCAAAGTTACCAAGTTCTGGCCTGAGCGTGATGAAGGCCTTGTCGCTGACGTATGGATTGCCGAAACCCCACTAGGAGAAGACACCCTGGTGCTGGCTGCTGGCGATTGTCTTTCTGCCAGTGTCGGGTTCGGTGTACGCCCCAGCGGCCAAGTCTTGGAGCGCCACACCATGACGCGCCGCATCAAGTCCGCCTATCTTGATCATCTTTCCTTTGTGGAAAGCCCCGCATATGCCGACGCCCGGGTGCTGTCGGTGCGCGACACAACCGGAGGTGGAGTGGCCAAACTTGAGCCGATCCGCACTCCGCTGCTAGACCAGTTCGCCGCTGATGAAGTGTTGCGGTGGGCTTCTGAGCGTCTGAATCAGCAGTAAGACGCTCTTCTTTCTGCGCTGAACAGTAGTAGGCGTAAATCCTGACCGAATAGCAGTAGGTCAAAGGGCTGAATTGCAGTAAGCCGCAATCCCTTTGCATCTGAACACTATTCGGAAGGAATACCGTCATGAGTAATGCGCATGCGAACGACGCCATGATTCGGCGTCTAGAAACTGAACTGCGCGAAAAGGAATCGTTCACCAACGGCATCGTTGAGCGGGCGAACTCCGCTGAACGCGACCTCAACGAGGACGAATCGAAGTTGATGGTCGAGACCCGCGGCCGCATGGAACAGATCAAAGCCCAACTGGAGCAGCTGGAAGACATCCAGCGCATCGCCTACGAGACCCGTAACCGGATGGCTCAGGTCGACAACGCGATCAGCACCTACAAGGGCAAGCCTGTCGGCCAGGTCGAGTACCGGTCGGCCGGCGAGTGGGCGATGGACAGTTGGAAGGGTCACCTGGGAGATCGTGAGGCTCAGGACCGGCTTGAGATGTTCTACCGCGCCGCGGCTCACCAGAAGACGTCCGACAACCTTGGTGTGGTGCCGGACCCGATCATCGGCACCGTTATCAACTTCATCGATTCGGCCCGCCCGGTTGTGTCGGCGTTGGGTCCGCGGCCGCTGCCGGCGGCGACGTGGCACCGCCCGAAGGTCACCCAGAACACGTCGGTGGCTAAGCAGGGTGCTGCTGGTGCGGCCGCTGATGAGAAGACCGAGTTGGTGTCGCAGAAAATGACGATAACCCGCCTGACCGCGAACGCGGTCACTTACGGCGGCTACGTCAACGTGTCGCGGCAGGATATCGATTTCTCGCAGCCGTCGATTATGGACACGGTGATTACGGATTTGGCGGCGCAGTACGCCATCGCCACCGAGGACGCCGCCTGCGACGCGATCGAGGCGGTCGTCACCGGCGGTATCCAATACGACGTTGGTGACGCCGCCGACACCGCGATGGCGGTGTGGACAGCCGCGGCGAACGTGTACACGGCGACCAAAGGGATTGGGAGTCTGATCCTGGTGGTATCGCCGAGTGTGCTCGGCAGGTTCGGGCCGCTATTCGCCCCATACGGGCCGCAAAACCAGCACGGATCGGGTTTCCTGGCCGCCAATTTCGGGTCCGGCCCGATGGGCAACGTGTCCGGCATCAAGGTCGTCATGTCGGCGGGCCTGACCGAAGGTAAGGCGTTCGTGCTGTCGTCGTCGGCGCTCGAGGTGTATGAGCAGCGGGTCGGCACCCTGCAGGTTTCTGAGCCGTCTCTGCTGGGTGTGCAGGTCGCCTACGCCGGCTACTTCACCCCGTTGACGATTCAGGCCACCGGCATCGTGCCGCTGCTGGCGTCGGCATCGTCGTAACCATCACGCACTGAAGGGAGGTGGGTCATGCCGAACGACCTGATCGATCCGAACGACCTGGCCCACCTCCCCGGGGCGCCATTCAGTTACGAAGAAATTGATGCGGCGGTGTCAGCTGTGCGGGCCGCCGCCGGATGGCACATCGCACCCAGCCGCGCTGAAACGAAAACGTTGGATGTGCAATGCTACGAGTCGCTGCTTCGGCTACCCACGCGGGCGTTGACGTCGGTCACTGCGGTGCGCGACACCGACACGGCTGAAGTGATCGCCTCCACCAAATATCGGATATCGAAATCGTTAGGTCAGGTGGTCCACAAGACCGGATATTGGCCCGCCGGGTATGGGCGTGTCGAAGTTGACATGACCCACGGGTTCGCTACAGCGCCAGCGGATTTGCTGGTGGTGATCGCTGAGGCGGCCACCATCTATCGGCGCGAGGGGTCGATGGTCACACAATCAGCCGGCCCGTTCAGGGTCACTTACGGCGAAGTTGACTATCCCATTGGGGGCATCAACCCGTTGTCGAAAGACAGTGTGCTGGCGCGCTATTCATTGTGGCAGCCGGGGATCGCGTGACTTTCCCCGCTATTTTCACTGTACGGGTTCATGCTTGGTCGGCTGGCACCGACAGCGACTACAACGAACCCGCCGACGTTTACACCCCGCCGAAAACCGCGGCGGGCACCGCATATTCGGTGTACGGCTGGTCGGCGCCACTATCGACTGAGCCGAAACTCGCTGGCCATGATCGGGTTGTGGTGGATGTTGAACTGTTGATGCCGCCCACTGTTCCGATCCACGCTCACGACCTGGTTGATCTACCCGACGGGCAGTACGAGGTGGTCGGCGAACCCGAGGACTACAACAACGGGCCGTTCAACTTCGCACCCGGCTTGGTGGCCAATCTGCGGAAGGTCAGCGGATGATCCGCGTCCACACAGCCGACGAACCTCTCGAGTTCCCTGACGCGATCCGGTTTTCCACCGAAGAGCAGTTCAACAACCTGTGCATATGGACTGGGGATAAAGGGCAGGCCTTGCTGGCTGTGTTCGCCGACGGGAAATGGGTGTGGGTGGAGGCGGTAGTCGATGGCTAGAGTCCACGTAGACAACAAAGCAGTCAAGAAACTGCGCTCACTGCCCGCGGTGGAACGTGTATTGAGGGATGAGGCGGCGTCGATAGCCGGCCGGGCGAACCGTACGTTGCGCCGTAAACAGTCCTACCCCGATTATGATTTCGGTGTATCACTGAACCGGGACGGGTATCGGGCAGGTGTGTTCACCCGAAGTAACCACGCGAAAGCCCATGACCGTGAAGAAAACACTCTCATAAGGGTGTTGGGTGGCGGCCGGTGATCATTTGGCCGACGCCACGGCCAGCTGTGAAAGCCGCTATAGACATTCTCGAGACCGCGTTCCAAACGGTGCTGGTGACTGTGCGGGCGCCGACGACACTACCGGCCAAATTCATCCGGGTGTCCAGAGTTGGTGGGGGGCAACCCAATCCGCGTTTCGACATTGCGCGTCTGCTGGTGGAGTGTTGGGCCGACGAATCCGTCGGCGGATACGGCACCGCGGAAACAATGGGCGATCAGGCGCGGACAGCTTTGCGTAATGCAGCCGGAACTACCGTCGCCACAGATGTTTTCATCCACGCATGGGACAACGAAGATGGGCCGCTCGACTATGACGACCCCGCTGTGCCGTCGATGCGACGTCGCCAATTCACCGGCGACCTGCAAGTGTCCACCCGTGTCGTAACGGGCGGAAGCTGATAAATAACTGCACAACAACTGAATAACAAATCCAAGTTCAGGCCCGTCCCAGGAAGTCTGAACAATGGCTGACACCACTCTGATTTGGGCGCCGACGAGACCCTCCGATGGCGGGGTTTTCTTCCGCGCCCCACTGGGCACCACTCTTCCCACCAACGCCACCGCACCCCTGAATGCGTTGTTCATGGATCACGGTTGGCTGGGTGAAGACGGCATCACTGTCATGGTCAACCGTGACACCACCGACCACTACGCGTTCGGTTCGGATTTGGTGAAGACCACGCAGGACAACTACAAGGAACAACTTCAGTTGACGCTGCTGGAATCCGATCCGGATGTGTTCGAAACCGTGTTCGGCCCCGGTGTCACGTTGACTGTGGACGGTGGCGGTAACCGTCTCATGAAGGTGGAGCACCGTTCCGCGCAGCTACCACTTTCGGCGTTTGTGGTGGAAGTCATCGACGGCAACAAAATCCGCCGCCTGGTCGTCCAGGAAGGCCGGGTCACCACCGTGGACGA